TTTTACGATTATTTTAATAGGGTCAGCCATTTATTACCTCCTTAGGTTAAACTTATATATTTCCAATTTGCATCAGAGTGCGTATTATTGTCAAGAGCTATCCAGAGTTTGCTGTTTACATCGGATCAGTTTCTTGAGCCAAGAGGCAGCTGATGCTTATTTTATATACTTGTGCGTTTGTTAAGGACTCCAGTACCACTTCATCCAGCCTCATTTGTCCGTTTACTTCGGTCTCATACCAGCCAATAGTTACGCCGGTAGCCGGGTTGGATTTAGATACTCCATCGTATGTCCATAATTGAATCTGAAAGCCAGATGGCAAGACCACATAGTTGGTAACTCCGAGGGCTGCCAGTATAGTCGCTTCCGTGATGGTTTTAGTTGTCCCGGACTGGGTCCATTGCAGCGCATAAGTCCGTGACACTTTGGATGCCGCGAATGACACAAGCGTCGCAACTGCCGCCAAAAGACCGCTCAGAGCATCGTCAACATTACTTCCGTGAATACTTGAGAATGATATATGCTCTGCAGCGTGGTTATAATCGCTACCGTCAAGATGATCCACAATCTTGTTGATATCTTCCGACGTCACATTACACTGCACTGATTCGCTGTTGATGTAGGGAAAACCCAAGCTACAAGCTGATAATAGTTTGTTCGTAAATTGCTGTATGGAATCGATGTCCGCTATATCACCAGCAGCAGAACCGCCGATAGTTTTCCCTTCCAGCAGCAGAGCTTTTAATACAGAAAGCAAGGCTATTTTATTAGCGCCGGATTGCAGCAAAGTCATATAGTCCGTAAGGTTCAGCGAGCTTGCCACAGGCAGTTCACTCAGTTTATAGTCATCAAACATGATAACCTCCTAATCTTTTAATATTTTACCACCGCTTTCCAGTAGCAGGTAACCACCGCTTTCCAGAAGCAGATAGGACGGGATAAATGTGTTTACTACCTTGGGCAATTCCGGGATTTGATAGACTGAATAGAACTTCAATTCAAGTTCTTGACCGCACTCGTATCTTTCGATGTCCTCGGGTTTAATCTTACCTTTAAAATAACAGGTAATTGCCAGGGTATAATAGACTCCTGCAGCAAAGCGAGGTTGAATGGTAAACGGAGTATTTGTTCTGTAGGATTCATTGATAATATCGAACAAACTGAAGAAAGAGAGGTAATCGTCCGGTTTGTAATTAGACAGCTTGACGGTGATGACTGCATCCCAGCCGATCAAGCGGACCAGGTTTTTTTTATTGAAGGTCCTTTTTTCAAAGAGTTCGGGTTCGAATTCGATTTCGCCTTTATTATGCAGAAAATCAAAGGTGACGGTCTTCTGCCCCAGGGTAAACTTTACGCCACCAAAGCCCCAGACGGACTTGAATTCGCTCATAATGGTTGTGATTCTACCGCTAACCCTTTGATGGCGGTTTGGTCAGCATCGATATTATAATCCGCATCGGTAGCTAAAATCCAGTAATAATTATGCCGGTAAAATGTCGGCACATCCAAATGCTTACCTCTCAGAACAATCTCAACTTTATAACGATACACATTGTTCATAGCTGCAATATAATAGTTGTTTATGGCAGTAGAGATGACATCCCCCTGGTTAAGAAAGCTGAGGTCGGTGCTGAATTCATTTTTAGTCACATAATTACCATTAATTTTGGGAATGCCTATCAGGTCATCCGGGTTAATATCAATATTATAAACAGGTAAACCGTACATTGGGTCCTGTTTTTTTCTATCCACGACCCGTATGGAATACGCTTCAATTTTGAGATAGGCATTGAGGATTTTTATGAGAGCAGAAATCCATTCCCAAAGAGGAAGGTCTTTGGTTTCGGCAGCCCGGACATCGGTAAAGGCAATATCCCCGCTAAATTCCACTGTTCCATCAATCACCCGCCATTGGGTCTGTCCGGATATAAACAGAGTCTGGCTATTGTCGTCCCAGGGCAGACCGTAGCCACTGCCCAACCAGGGAAGGGAATCGAACCATTGCTGCACAGATTGCTCGTTTTGATTATGCCATTCAGTATTTCCAGAGGCATGTCTCATAAACACTTCTGCAGTGTTCCTTACAACTTCTTTTGTAAAAACTCCCCCGGGCAGCTGACTTATCAGATTGGTCCCATTTATCTGATAAATGCCCCATAATACCTTCTCGTTTTTACCTATTAAATAGTTCTCAGGATTCTGAGAAGTTTCAGGAGTGTATAGATAACTTAGCCAGGCTTTATAATGAACATAGGTTAAAATAAGCTTTCCAGCTGTTCTATCTATCCTCAAAACCCGCCTGTCTATAGGGTCAACGCCGAAGTAAGTATCAAATGTTTCCTGATAGTCGTGCTCGGAGCGGTCAAAGATGACCATATCGGTCACCAAGTTCGGAGTCCAGTTCACGCCTTCATATTGATTGATTACCATAGGCAGGTAAAAAGGCTCGAAAAAAGCTCGTTTGTTATAAATAATAGTGTTAAGCCCGGTGACTATTTCACTGATAGTTTGATAGCTTTCAAACTCGACCAAAGGCTTGGTCAGGTTTTCACTGAAATCTTTGAGGACACGCAGCAGATCAACAAATGTGGCTGTAATTTCCTTGAGGTTGGAGCGATGTTCCTGGATGGAAAAGTTAGTGCCCGGCAGCCAGCCGACATACCAGGTCTGTTCCGGTCGGCTGCTTTCGAGGATTGCACAGACTCGGACGTAGCCCAGATAGGTATTTGCCGGATGATTATTGATGGTTTGCTCAATCCAGGTATCGACGAGAAAGGAGCATTTCAAGGTCCGGGATTCCTGGCTGAAGAAGTTGATCCCGCTTACGGCAATGGGGTCGAGGTTAAAGTCCCAAAAATCGTCTATTTGATGTCTTTCACCGGCAGAATTGATGAGCGTCAGGCGCATATTCATCCCGCTTCACCCTGCATTTATATATGTCATTCCTGCGAAGGCAGGAATCTTAGTCATTCGTAATTTATAATTTTTCATATCGTATCCGCAGCCAGTTGCTGATTACCCAGGTAAATATGTTTAGCCCACTGTTTGGCATCTGGAGAGGTGGCATCGATCACCACTTTGATTTGACCGATGACCTCACGCACGCTGTCTTTGACCAACTTACCGATACCGGTACCGCCTGAAACTACACCACCTGCAGCATACCCGCTTCTTGACATGCCATTCCCCTGGAATCGGTAACCCTGTCCGCCTCTGTTTATCATTTCCAGTATCGGCAGCCACTGCTTCGTAGACTCCGCATTGACCACATATTCCTCATCGCTGATCCACACCAGGTTGGCATCATCCCGCGGACCACCTCGTCCTTTAAATAATCCACCAGACGCAAACTTCTGGGCTTTGATTAAGGCTATCTGCGCTGTCCCCATTGCTCCGATTATCCCGGCAAAGATAGGTCCCAATACCGGTCCCATGGTCAGAGCCTTGGTTATTGCTTCCGCTGTATTGATTACCGACTGCACCACAGCCATATTCTGCTGCACCCGCTTCAGCTTCCGCTCTTCGGCATCATATTTTTTATTGATTTGGGATTTGGCATTGGCAATATTTTCAGCGCTCCATTTTTCTTTGGCAGCGATCTCATCAATTTTAGCCAGTTCTTCCTGGCGTTTCTGCCGGTTGACCTCGATCATCCGGTTGGTGATGTCCGTAATGCCGTTGGACAGCGTCTGATATGAGGCTTGAGCAGAATTTATAATCGTGCGGTCGGCTTCACTATCCAAACCCAGCAGTTGTCCCCAAAACCAGCCGTTGTCTTTTTTGCCGGCGTTGAGCTTGGCTATTTCTAATTGCTTTTCCAGTTTCTTGAGCAACTCCGCCACCACCGGATCAGCGGCAAACTCCTGTAGCTTTACCTTGAACTCTTGCAGGGAGGTTGCCGTTTCCTTCCACTGCTGCACACCCAATTGACGGGAATCCGCCATCGTCGCCATCAACCGCTCATATTCGCCGATCAGGTTATTGATCGGCTCCCGGAGCTTGTCATCCCAGGCGGTCTTTTCTGCATCCAAATCTGCTTTTCGTTTCGCAAACAGTGTATCGTGCTGGGCTTGACTGAGCATCCCGGAATTTAGCTGAGCATCCAATTCTTCTTGATTTGGAATAGTTTGTGTAAATAATATGATTTGTCCTGAAATTTTAGCGCTTCATAATATTGCTTTTGAGCCTCCAATCGTCTATTTTCCAGCTCTTTGTCCAACTTCTCCTGTTCTCTCTTTTTCCATGCGTCTAATTCAGCTATTGCGGCTTTTTCTGCTTCTGACCCTTCTTTTGTCGCTGCTTTGATGATGCTCAACCTACGGTCGTATTCCTCTAGCAACTTCTGGGTGGCTGTTAAAGATTCCGCGTGCATCTCAGCATTCATTCTTTGAAATTCGGATACTTGATCGACAGTTCCAGAGGCGGCACTATCATCATCAGAAGCAGATTTGTTTTTGTTGAACCCATCACGCAACAGCTTTAGTTTAGCATCATAAGCACGTAAAGAGGCATCAACCATGGCATTAAAATCACCTTCATAGTTATCGAATGTGCCGATTAGCTGGTCATACGTCTGACGTGTAACATCCATGAACTGCTCGGCAAATTCTATGGTTGGATCGACTTTAGCCTTGAGTTTCTCCCAGAGTGTTTCCAATCCTGCTGTATCACCCAGGGCAATAGCCTCAATAACCGCCTTTGGTAAATTGTTTATCACTGGCAGTATTGATTCAATCATACTCGACATGCTTTGGCTTATCATGTGCACGCTTCCCGTGGCCACGGAGGTCATATATACAAATAGATTAATAATCCCCGTAACCACAGTTGAGGTGTTTAATAGTAATGCCGAATTAAAACGAGCCCATTCTATTGTCTGCTCACGTAACCTATCGACAGTTTGTTCACCGGATTGTTTAATTCTCTGATTAGTCCTGTCCATTAAAACAGCAAGCCCCACGGTAAACGTATTGAATGCCGGTAACAGCTTTTCACCAACAGTTTCCCGTAGATTACCAAAAGCAATATTGAGTTTATTGATACCGCCCGCATAGGTGGAGGCATAGGCCTCGGCCTGTCCTTTAAACTCCGTGTCTAACTCAGCCAAAATTATTTTTTGCGCCGCCGCAAGCCGGTTGGTTTCCTGCAGATTTTTAATTACTTTTATCTGGGCATCACTAAATGAAACCCCGGACCTTCGTAATGCGGTTAATCCTTGGACAGGGTCATTAAGCGCTTTCCCGACCTGAATAGCTATATTCTTTAAACTCGCTGGATTGCTCGGATCACCCAACACAACGTTCACATCAAGAATAGCTTTTTGAGCTCTTTTAAATTCTTCTCCACCAACCTTTAAAAAAGTCAAGAGCGGTGTGGTGATATTATTCATTATCTCATCAGCATCAACAGCAGCCGTTCTTTCCAGTTCATCCGCCAACTCTTTTAGCTGTAGGGTGCTATATCCGGCTGCGCCTCCCGTAGATTTTATGGCGGTGGCGACCTTAATCAGACCTTCCTCAGCTCTGCTTGCCTCGCTAATGGTACCTGCAATTATTCGCCGGACATCATTATATACGTTCATAATGCCGGAATAGACCAAGGATGCTTCAGCTAATTGGTGCCGCCAATTTGATACCATGTCCCCAACACTTCTTTTTACGCCATTAACTCCACTTTGCATATTTTTTGTCATATCGTTAAAAGAATTGACAACATTACTGCCGTTTAGATTTATAGTAATTGTGTATGAGTTATCAGACATAAACCTTGCCTAAAATTCCTATTCGCTTATTTTTATCTGAGGAGGTAAAGATGGGAACAATAATCGCCCTCGCAGTAGTCATATACTTACTTTGGGCTGGGAACAGAGAATATAAACGCAATAATCGAAGATCAAAGTAATCAACATACCTTATTCGCTTCATTATACATCCGCACATACGCCGCCGCTTCAGACACAGTCGCATCATCCGGGTTTATCCCCATCTGATATAAATTAAAACACATCTTCATAAACGGATTCACCTTAATTTCATTCCCGGTTCTTCGGATGTCATTCCCTCGAAGGAAGGAATCCCCGCTCTTTTCCGCATCTACCCCTTTACCGCCGGCAGACCCGCCTTCAGGTTCAAGCTCTTGAAGCTGGTGCCAATAAGCGTAAAAAAATCAGTCAGCATCTGTCCCACCTCCGCCATGTCCTCATCTTCAAAATCCCGCTCGGACTTGGTGATGATCTGCAGAAAAGCATTGAGCTTGTTGCCGGTCAGCAGCTTGTCCAACAGCTCGTTGATGTTGATTTTGACGGCTTCTCCCGTAAATAGTTCAGCTATCCCCAGTTCCTTCAATATCTGCCACGCGTCCTTCAATATCCGCACTGTGCAATATACTTTCATATAGACTCCTTGGTTCGTAGTTCCGCCTTCAGGCGGTTTTATGGATTCCCTATCGTGGTCGGGAATGACATAATTCATAATTTATAATTCTTAATTTAAAATTTATCATTGTTTCACCCGTTTCGGTGGCAGCCGTCCCTCGTTCATCAAGTTAATCTCTATCTTATTCCACCAGGCCTCCAGTTTTTCATCCAACATCTCGCTGATCCGCTCTATCAAATCTTCTTTCGTGCTTTGCCAGTCTTTGTAACAGGTCAGCTTAAATTCTTCAATCTGTTTGCTGTGCTCATCCAGCTTTTCAAATGCTCTTTTTACAAAATAGCTGATTATCGCTATCAATATCCCCATCACAAACAATAGTATCTTTACCATTAAACTGTCCATTAGGCAATCCTTTTTGAATAATATAATACTGACCACAAAGCGCCTTTGGCAACTTTCATCAGATACGGAATATTCATGTTTTCACGCAAGTCGTCTTCTGTGTGATAAAATGCGGATTTAAGGTCTTCGTGTATCCATACAGATGGTATTCCCTTTTCGTCAAATGAAGTCGCATCAGAGCCAACATTCGTTGGAACCGGAGTGGTTGTATTCAAATCTGCCTTTTGCTCAAATATGTTTCTGACACCCTTATTAAACTTTGCCCCAGGGTCGGACGCGGTATATTGGATAACTTTTAGCAACCAATTCGCTTCTTCTCTGATATCTGTGCCGACCATATCAATATTAATACAAGCGATTGGAGTATCGTTTGGCGTGATATATTTATCCATATAGAACTTTGACCCGGCAGTTCCTGTCTCTTCTCCGCCAAACGAACAAAATCTTATTGAATATTCAGGTCTGAATCCACTTTCCATAATAATGCGGGCTATTTCGAACATAATTGCCATGCCTGATCCGTTGTCATCTGCTCCCGGTGCTGGATTGTCTGGATATTCTGTTGAATAATTTTCTATGCTGTCGTGATGAGCAGTTACATAGAGATACTTAGTGGGATATTTAATGCCTTTGATTGTCGCAATAACGCTGATTACATCTACAAGACCGAATATCTCGGGCATTCCCGAATGCTCAAAGTCACGATTGATGCAGTATTTTATATCCGTTATTCCCATTGCTGCAAATCTTTGGGCAGAGTAGTCGGCAACTAACTTGGGACTATCGTTGACCTTATATCCGCAATATCTGGTTGGTATTGCATTAAATGTTTCAAGAGCGGTTATTGTGTCCGTTAGGTTGCCTTGAACTATTTTATCTAAAAGAGAAAGCTCAAACCAGTCTCTTTCCAAATAATGATTAAGTTGCGGATATCTATTGGTAGGTATTTTCCATATTCCGACAGCATTCTCAAAATCCCAATTAGTGAAAGTTGCTTGGTCTTTCATTTGGGCAGTTGTCTTAGCTGTCCCTGCCGCCGAGAAATCAATGCCCTCATATTCAGAGTCATAGAAGCAATCTGTGAATATGCCTGCTGGCTCTTCTTGCAGGTCAACATCTATAAATTGAACAAATCCGCCCAAATCATCTATTGTGGGATTTTCCATTGTATAGTCAAGCTTAACTGCTGAGTAGCAATTAGTGGCTTCTGTTTTTTGCTGTGAGCCCAACTCCGCCATTGCCATATACATAAATCCCGCAGAGAATTGTCCTGCTTTTTTAATATGTCCGGTCGCATAACAATTGGTAAAGATTGACCCTTCGCTTGTTCCATTAAATCCGACTAATGAAGTTCCTGCACCTTTACTGTCTGCAATCAATTTCGCATTACATTCATTAACCGTATCAAGCACAGAATAGTCAACAAATCCGCTGAAGCTCCCTGCTTCCAGTAATGCAACAATATCTGCCGAGCAATTTTTATATTGATTACTGGCAGAATAATGTGAAAATCCACCGCAATTTGAATGACAACGCATTGTCCCGGATATATGGCAGTTTTCAAAACTTGATTCCGAAGGCAATGCCACAAAGCCGCCGCTCATTCTGTTGCAGATTATATTGGCATTTTCAATTCTTATATTTTTGAATGTTGCCCCAATTGTATAAGAAAACACTCCGATATTATCATCATTAGGCATATTGATAGTTATGTTTTTGACTATTTTATTATCGGTTATTAAACTGCCAACAAACTCCTGCGACTGCATTCCAAGTGGAGTAAATGCTATTCCTGCCACATCAATATCAGCATAAATATAATGACTTGCTTCTCTCAGTTCTCTTATTTTATCAAATGTGGCAGGGTCGCAGACAGGAAGTGGATTGTCTTCCGTGTTGTCACCAATGTATCCTTTTGCAGTCACTTCTTTTACTATTTCATCATTGATTTTGAAATCAATTCCAATATCGTATAGCCCGTTCTCTTCGTCGAGAAATTTAATGTATAGTAATCCATTATAGTTTATCGGCAGAACAACGGGACTATCAAATGATTCGCCATCTAAACTAATTCCGCACTTGGAATATATCTCATCAAACTTTCTAACAACGGTAATTTCATCGGGCATCTTGATAACTTTGACTCCGATAGTCTGAACTGTTTTAGATAGACCTCCTTCTATATCTTGAATATAAAACGGTGTCATTTCATTGGTTATATAGATGCCCGCCGCTTCTTGCTTACCCGTCTTGCCTATTCCTATTCCAATTCCTATTCCCATCTTATTTCACTCGTCATTCTTGCGTAGGCAGGAATCCAGTTCTTTGGTTCGTCTTCCCGGCGAAGAGCCTGTCCTCGACCTGATCGGGGAACTGGATCCAGTCTTCCCGTTATAGAACGGGATCCAGTTTAGTAATTCGTAATTCATAATTCGTAATTATCTCTTTGTGGTGGAATGGCCTTAATTTACCACAGCAAACAGTTCATTGATCTCAAAATCATCCACTTCCCAGCATTTAATCCTGTCGCTTTTATTGTCGTTTGTCAACCCCGTTATGTTAGCTCCTCCGCATTGCAGTGAGATTGTCTCATCCGTCGCTTCCGCATCCGCATAAAACAGAAACATATTCATCCCTGCAGCCAGTTCCAGTTCTGCATTCAGCGGACTTGTCAGGTCGCTGGATAGCGTCACCACACACGGACTCTCCACATATAACTTAATCAGATGATAGGTGCTGGCGGTTAATCCCTCGATGGTGATGATGGTCGGCTCGTTAGGCTCGCCTTCCTCCCCCGTCCCGCTTACGCTGGTTATCTCTACGGGTGTCCCCAGTTTTAATTCTTTGTGTGACTGCGTGGGATGAAACACAGCCCCACCCGGCACTTTCTCATATTCAAAGAAAGCGTTATCCTGCACCCCTGTCTTTTCTATAGCAATTTCCATATCCGCTTCAGTCATATTCTGCAACGCCACGCTGGGGTCATGCAGCTTTAGGGTATCGTCCACGCTCGGATTCCCGCAGAAGCAGTCCAGCTTATTCCGGCTGTTTATCGGGCTTACCGATATCCCATCTTGTCCTGTATAATTCCGGAAAAAAGCTTCCAACAAATCAAACATGTCCTTTGGTGATCCGAACACTTTTTCGTCTATCTTAGTTTCCATCTTTCCTCTCTTTTACCAGTGCTTTGTCTATCCGTTTTACTATCCCTTTTATCAACTCCGTATAATTCGGATCCGTGGCATACCTCCCGCCTTTCGGACGCCTGAAGTCTTTTTCTATCAAAGACTCTGCTGTAACAATACTCACACCCGTTGAGAGTCGTCCCGGACTTGAACCGGGATCCATTTCCATTTTTCCGCTCCAGTTATACTCCCTGCTTATCAACCGGCAATATGTCTCTATCCCTTGCTCATAGCTCTGCATATAACGGTTCCCACCGCTATCCACATTTCCCACGTTAAAGATGTTTCTGGTCTTCCGGCTCCGGTTTGCTCCAGGTGCTACAGCAAAGTGGCATTCCGCTATCCCCTGCGCCAGTGCCAATCGCATATCCACACCATACTTTTCACAGTTGCAATATACTGCTGCAGCAATCCTGTCTATATCCCAATCACTCGTCTTTACCGCCGTTTTGCCCCATATCTCCAGACACATCTTTTTAATTATTCTCTTGACCTGCTCTTTATTCATCTCTTCTCTCTCTCGTTTCATCCACTTTTAACCCTGTCATCCCCGACCCGACAGAAGACCGCCATCCGGTTTAATCATCCTCTTATACTAATGTAATCACCAGATCGGTAGGCGTCTCCTGGTTCGGTTTGGCAGTTATGCTGTTGGGCGCAAATGTCCCTATTCCTACACTTTCCGTAATTGTATATGTGGTCCCTTCCGCTGAGCAGATTACATTGAGCAAGTATATTCCTTCTCCGTCCACTGCATCCTCATAGGTATATTCTATGTTGTTGTATGTCCCCTCTGCTTTGACAGTGATATCGCGATTTGTATAGGGCAGTCCGCTCACACTCTCATATACTACGCCGGATAATATTCCAAACGGTTCTCTACCGGATATTTTGTAGTGACTGCCTGGTTCCCCTTCTGCTTCAGATGCAAAGGTTATGACATAGCTGTCTCCACTTTCCAGATTGCCTTTCAACGTTAAATTTATATCCCAGAATGCCGCTAAAAACTCCGCTTTGTTACTGTCATAAAACAGCAAATCTACCGGGGTATTCATCAGCTTGCTTCCCACCATCTCGTCCCGGTAATAATCATATTTGGTTTTATCGGTAAATATAACGCTCATCTCCAGCATTACTTTCTCGCTGATTACCCGCTCGTTCCCGTTGGACATCTGTTTCACCAGTGCTTTCTCGATGCTGAATTTTGCCCCTTTCAGAGCATTTTCCAGTCTGTCCCATCCTTCCAGCAGGTTTCCGTCTATTGCCCCAAAATCTTCAATGCGTGTACTTTGTCTTCTTATATATACATCCGGAAATATCGCACTCATATCTTCCTCTTCTTTTAGTTTATTACGCCCCAACCGGGGCATTCCCGCTTTCCTTAAGACTGTCATTCCCGCACAGGCGGGAATCTTGTTCTTTGTTTCCTCTTACCGGCGAAGATCCTGTCCTCGACCTGATCACAGCCGGTATCCAGGGGTCCCGTTGAACAACGGAATCCAGTTCAACCATACCAAAAGGGCAGGCTCTCGCCCGCCCCTTAACTAACGTTTGATACGGTTAAAAATGCGTGCGGTACGCTGCTGATGTCGCTGCCGCGTTCACACTCGCCGCTTATTTCCACCGTGTAGGTGTTTCCGCCTTCAAGGGACCCTTTCGGATACACGCAGATGTTATGTGTCAGATAACCTACCGTCGGATTGGCGCTGTCCACCAGGATTATATCTACGTCAATGTTCACAAATGCTGCTCTCAATGCAGCATAGTCAGCAGCGGCTACCTTCATCAGTTGTACTTTGAAGGTTGCCTTCTCGCTCACCACAAACTGGTTGCCGTTCCCCTTTTTGCGTGTGGTTGCCGTCTCAATCCCAGCCCCGGCTTTTTCTTCAATAATTACTCCGCTCAGCGCATTGCTGGCTGCCGGTATTTTGCTCCAGCCGGATGATACATTCACTGTCCCCGTGGGATAGGTGCTCGTATTGCGGTAGTACACCCTGTCTATGAATTTTCCTGCCATTTTGGCTCCTTTTTCTTTACTTTGTCATCCTCGACCTGATCGGGGATCCATTCCGCTTTTAACCATTAACGGCTAACCTTTAACCTTTCTTAAACGACTTGCGGTAAAAATACTCCACCGCTGCGTCCACCGTCTTATACTTCTTCAGCAGTACCTTCATCAGTTTATTCGGTAGCGCTTGCTGCACCATTTGCACAGCTAACTCTTTTAACTGTTCCGGACTTTTCCTTTTCCTATATGAGTTGTTTATCTGTGCAATGCATTCTAAAATTGCTGCTTCCAAAGCCGTATTTACCGCGCCAGGTATATCCCATCCGATTTTCTTTCCTACCCAGATCAGAATTGCTCCCACCGCCGACGGTACGATTATTGCCGCCAACTGGTTAAGCAAATTAAACAGGATCTTGTTCCAGGGATTATCCCCTTTTGCCCCCTCTGCATTAGGAAAAGAGGCCGGAGCAGGACCAGCGCCCTGCCCCGGTACGGATAAGGAGATGTGGGGATTGATTGCCAATTCAGTCCCCTCTTGCTCGCTGTCCTCTGCCAATAAGCCACATAAGCTCAGGCAGAGAATTATTACCGCTATGATGTAGTATTTCATGTGAACCTCACATCCTGCGCCAGATAAAGTATAGCTTGGCGTTTCCCGTTAGTGCTTTATATCGTATATAACTATTGTTCATCACAGGCAGCGTTATCTTGGTTGCTGTCGGTACTTGGATCCAGTATGTATTGGCTCGGTTGCTCAACCCGTCAGTTATGTACACTATCTGGTCTTTTACCAGTATTTCTACTTCTACCGTATTGGACGGCACCGCTATGCTGTCCGCCACCGTTACCACTGTGTCCGCTGCCGTGGTAAAACTCTTGGCCAGTTGAATGGGATATCCTTTGGCATCTATTGCCAGACTCGGCTTGCCAAATACCAATATGCTTACTAATAAAAGCACCATAATGAATAGTATCTTTTTCATCTTTTCTCCTTTCTTATCGACACTGTTAAGGGCGTTATCCCGCTTTTTGTCATTCCTGTGAAGGCAGGAATCTTCTTCCATATTTCTGTCATCCCCGACCTGATCGGGGATCCATTCCGCTTATTCATATCGCTCTAAAGGCAATTCTCTTTGCCGCATAGCTTTGCTTTATCCCGCCCAACAGCTCTTCTGCCGTTTGCCGGTACCTGTCTGCCATTGCCAGCACGTCACTCATGCTTTTACCTGCTTCATTGCCTTCACCCCAGCGGCTCTCCAGGGTCATTACTTTACCCTCTTTCAGCTCCTGCAGCGCTGGAATCAGCAGACTCAGCACATAATATGCCTCTGCGCTTTCTATCGTTTCTGTGTCATCTGCGCTTAGCTCTCCGCCGGTATATGCGTTGTAGTTGGTCGTCCCGATTTGGCTCTTTACCTTGGCTTTGGCTGCCGGTAAAAACGCCTCTATCCTTTCGTCAGCCACATCGGTTAACTTACCTATCGCATTTACCCGGGTAACTACGCTCATTTGTCTTTCTTGCCTTCTTTAACCAAAGGCTTTTTTACCACGGTTTCCACTCCGCCTTCATCTGCACCGGCCGCAGGAATAGTCTCACTCTCTGAGATTACTTTTCCCGCGTTCATCTTCTGCATCTTCTCTGCCAGCTCGCTCCCTACCAGGACAGTATCACCTTTGTGATACAGCCGTTTGTCCCCGACATAGTTGCAGCTTAGCTTTACTTTTATCTTTTTCTCGTCCATCGTTGCTCCTACGAGTTGTAAGCGATGACCATCGCTTCGTCACCGGCAATTTCAAAGTCCACCGGCACGCTGTAGGTGTACTCGAAGCTCTTCTTCCGGGGCTTGTCCACCACGCTTCTCTGCACATCCACTGTGCTGTATGCCACCAGCAGCCGTTTCAGGTCACCAAACAGATATTCGTTCGTTCCGCAGATGTTGTCTGCAGTCGCATCCACCGGAATGAATGGATTCGGTACCACGGAATATCCCAGATAGGTGGCTACGTCACCATTCAACAATATCTGACCCATCCCCGGCTTGTTTCCGATTTCTCTACAGTAATCCTCAAACCTGGTCGGTGATACCGCAAAGGCGCATTGTGGCGTCTTGTATTTGTCAGGCATTGCTCTCAGCAACGCGCTAAACAGGTCCTGCATGCTGTCATAGTTGTTGCTCCCGCCGCTCGACACCAGGTCCACTTTGTTGGCGTCAGCACTGTCTTTTAAGGTCTTCATCCAGCCCTTGTTCAACGTCACAAAGCTCGGTGAATAGGTCTCACTCGTCCCATTCGTCGCCAGATCCAGGATGTCATTCGCCAGTTGGACAGCTATGTCGCTGGTCACCAGCTTCTCCACGTTCGGGTTGTCCAGGTTGTTCAGGATAAAGCTGTAATACAGGTCATACAGCAGATCCACCGCTTTCAGGGTCAGTAGCTTACCCACGTTGGTACTGTCGTTGCTGGCCGAAGCCTCCGTCCCTTCCGTGATCCGCACCAGCTTCCGGCTGCCCAGGTTAAAGATGGGCACCGGAAAGCTCAGCTTGTTGCTGCGCAAGACCGTTACCCTTTGCATGAATTTGCTCTGATCGACGACCAGGCTCATCAGCATCTGTGCCTGTCCCGGCTGCAAGACTCCGCCCACCGATAAGGTGGTGGCATCATTGCCTTTCATTATCTCGATGATTTGTTGAAGTACACTCTTCATTTTCCCCTCCTAAACCACGCTGACGGCTTCCCCGCCGCCACCGTTTTCCTGCTGGCTGGATTTCAGGATGGTTGCCTTCAGCAGTTCCACTGTCTCTTGGGTGGCTGCAAGTTTCTTCTCCAGCTCGCTTATCTTGTCCTCGGCAGATTTCGTTACCGCTGCCATCTGCTCTGTGTGGGCTGCCTCCAGCTCCTGCTTCTGCTTGGCCAAAGCCTCGTCCACATATGCCTTTACTTGCTTTTCGTCCATTTTGTCTTCTCCTTTATGACTTTTTTCGCTTGTTGCTGCCTCTAATATCAGCCGTAAACTCTCGATTGCGCTCTCCAGTTTACTGCGGTTGCTTTGGCTCAGCACCGCCCCCGATTTCATCAAGATTGTCTCCGATAGCATCACGCCCAGTTGGTTCAGCATCTCGGCCAGTTCCATCTCTTTGTCTATGCTCTCATCCTGGCTCTCTATCAATTCTCTGATGGCGCATTGAAATGCCCACATTATCTCTTCTGCGCTTCTGGCTCTCAGCTCATCATCCAGCATCGTCTTTTTGATGCCTGCCCAGTTCTTGAACTGCTCCCACAGGCTCTTGCCGCTGTCATCCATGAATGTCCCGTATAAGCTCAGTCCGCCTATCTTACCACTCTTGCAGTCCGCCCAGAGTTTATCGTCCTCTATCTTCACCGCCACTGCCCAGGCATCCACATCCTTCGCCTCCGGAAACATCGGATCTCCGGCCCGCACTATCCAGCTCTCGCTGATAAATGCTTCCTGCTTCTCCATATTGTGCTGACGGTCGATGTTCAAAAGCCGCATGTTTTTCATAAAGTCTTCCTGTGCAGGCCATAAATCTTCCTTCAAAGCCCAATCCCCATGCGCATCCTTCTCATTCACCGGATATACTATCCCATACACCTTCCGTAGTTCTTCATCCACCTTCGCTATCGACACCGTAAGCAGATGCTCCACTTGCCCCTCATCCTTCAGCACAATCGGGCGGTTATTCGCTCCTTTATCTACCAGGCTGATAAACTTTACCCTCAAGCCCTTCAGTCTCTTACCTTTCATCTTTTCTCCCGCTCTACCGGTGAAGCCCGGTATCTAAACTTGCCGTTGTAGAACGGCATCCAGTTCCCTGTTTCGTCTTACCGGCGAAGGCCGGTATCCAGTTTTAATGTCATCCCCGACCTGATCGGGGATCCACTTCCTTGCTTTGTCATCCCCGACCTGATCGGGGATCCATTCCATATTTCCGTCATTCCTGCGAAGGCAGGAATCTTCTTCCGCTTAAATAATCTCTGTCGTTCATAAGCAGAGTTTCCAATGCCCTGATTCTTGGTCAAACACACCTGTCGCTTCCTGTCACACAAAATAAAAAAAAGTCGGCTTTTACACCGACTTTCTCTTAAATAGCTGATTCTCTCTCGCGTTATTACACTTCTATTCCTTCTCCGTCTGCACGCTCAGCTCAAATCCTTTGCTCAGGCTGTATTGCTTTATTCCATCACGCAATAACACAATAGCTTCCTTTATGTGTTTGTCCATTTCCTTATCGCAATTTATACACTTATCTGGCGTATGAGTTGAATTGCACCCCAGTTCGATCACTGTCCCGCAGGTCCCGCACTTGATCCGGATTTCTTCCATTTCTTTCACTTCTGTCCGGTATATCATCTTGGTCATAGCGTTGCTCCTTCATGCCTCATTATCTCTATCCACCAGGCAGTTTGTTTCTTGTTAGCTGCTTGTTTGTGCCATACCTCTGCTTCCCTGATTGCGCTGGCATCCATTAACCCTTTGATAGTCTTCAAAACTCCGGCTATCTCTTCATCATAGTTATCTTTATTATAGCCAAAGTACTCTTCCATGTGCTCAAATATGGCATTCAAATCAGCCCATATCGTGCCTCTGGCTGTATTAAACTCAATGAATCCGTTTAAATAGTTCATTATATAAGTTTTATCCATTTTTACCTCTTAGCCTGACCCAATTTTTCCGTTGCTCCCACAGTCTTTCTGTGCTGCCTTGTGGATACATCCCCACTATCTCCATCTTGCCGTTTGCCACCACATAACATCCTTTCCCAATAAAATCAAACTGCAGTTCCGCTTTATTCCACATATGCATAGCTACGTGTTCAGCTTCTTTTATCACGCTATTGGCATATGCAGCATAATCCTTTTCATCTTTAAAAGATTGTCCCCATTTATCTGGGTCTTTCACATAATGCTTCTCCCAGTCGCTTGCCAAATCTTCCTTCCGATACCCCAATCGCTCCATCTCTCGGATTGCCTGAATCTTGTTACCTATCTCTCTGTCCGTCAGATTATTGGCATAATTCTCCGTCTCTTCGTCACACTCCGTTCCAACCTCCGCCTGATAGCTCTCCCCTTCCTCTTCAAAATACGCCACTGTCGTTGTCCTGCAGCCCCAGTGATAAGGTGGCAAGTCCAATCCGGCATTCTCCGTCAGCAATTCTTCCGTGCTCATTCCTTTGATCCGTCCTGTCTCCTTGTCATTCCAGAACGGCACTATCGCCTTCAGCTCTTCTGTTACTTCATCCGGTGTCTTGCCTTCCGTGTCAATGTTTAATATCTGCTCCGCCGTCTCCCGCATCCGTTTCACAGGGATCAAACGCCCGTTCATCTCTTGGCAGATTTCCGTTGTCGCAGCGTCCAATATCGCCACCACTTCCGCATATTCCACTCCTATCCGCTCATAGGTGACCGCATGGCTAACGTTCCGCACTCTCCCCGCCGCATGCCGTACAAACCCCTGAAAGTAGTGCTTCCCCAGCTTGTTATCCAGGTCTATCGCCTCCGCTATCTTATCTGCCAGCTCTCGTTGAGACAAACTCTCCGCAAACAGCCTTCCCAAGTCCCGCTGCATGATGTCACCCCGTTGGCTGTCATAATACTGACCTATGTAAAATATGTTGTTCTCATGTAATAATTTGACCGCCTGCTCGTCCTCTATCCCATATCCGATTCTGATCCCGGTTTGTGCCTTTATCTCCTGTTGTCCCAGTTTATATACGCTTTTACTCCACTCATATACCGGCTTGTTCACTGCTATTGCATATTCGTCCCCCAGCTTCAGCCGGATCAGCTCCGCCGCCTGGCTCGCATCCATCCCCCCCTGCAGTCCGTTCAATATCTCCCGGTAGGCTGCTTTCAGATGTTCCTCCCGTGTGTTAGCTAACACCAGGTACATGTCGTTGATCAGCGCTTCCACCTGTGCGCTCCGCAGCTTGGCTTTGCCCACTATTTCCATGATGGCATCTATCTCCGTCAGTAGCTCAAACCGGCTGTCTCTATCCCGGCTTGCCCGCCAGATCTCCCGGCTCGCTGCCAAACTGCGCACATCACTCTTCATCACATCTCCCGCACCGCTTTTTGCAATATCTGGTTGATTTTACCTATCTCCTGGTTCACTATCAATGTCAAAAACGGAAATTCCTTGATTCCTCGATGTTTGATTTTAATCGCCACTCCCCACGCTGCCCGCTCTGCTTCCGCCTCTTTACCCGCTTTCTGCTTCTTGCTCATTCTGTTATATCGCTCAAACCCGCCCTTAAATAGTCCCGGATTCAATCTCCCTTTTTGGATTACCCAACGCTTGATCGGCTCAATCGGTGGCATCTTCCCCGCCGGTCTGCCCTCACTTACCCACCGCGCATGCCGGGCATTGCTCCCAAAATGCAGTATCCAGCCCGAAGCCAGCCGCTCCTTCCGGTAAACGATGCTGTCAAACAGCTCCTTCCAGGCTATCTTCTTCTTCCCCCGCAATAGCTTCTGTGTCTCCCCCCGCAGCCGTTCGCCTATCATATCCAGAGCGTTGTCTATCGCTCTGTCCAACCGCTGCCTTATCTGACTGAATACCTCTTCTGTCGTCATCCCTGTCTACTCATTATTGTCATTCCCGACTCGATCGGGAATCCACTCCGTTTGTTGTTCCGCCTTCACGCAGTATTTTAACCATTTACGTTAAACCTTTGACTTTGCGTCCCTTGCGTTAAAAGACCCATCCCTTAATCCTTCCTGTACTTAACCTCAAAATACGCCAGACTGCACTTCGCCTTCTCCACTATGTCCTCTGTGTATTGTATCTCCTCACTCTCCGCATACACCCTCGGTATAGCCAGGATCGTATCAGCAATATGCCCCACAGTCGCCCTCGCATTAACTATCCCCAAGGTATTATCCTCTGTGCATTTAACTATGATATACAACCCCAGCTTATGCTCGTCACTTACCTGCGTACCGCCCCCGTGCCGCTCCAGTTTGCTCGCCAGCGGCTCTATCACCACCGCCGGTAAGTCCCGCACCGGCATTATCATATTATTGTATATCTTTGCATCTATCTGCTCCGGCTCTTCCAGCCCCGCCAGTGCTTCCGTTATTGCCGTCCCCAGTGCCTCAATATTATTCAGTAAATTCATTTACTCTACTCCTTTGTCATTCCTGCGCAGGCAGGAATCTTCTCCCGTATCTTCCGTAAACTCGCCAGCAACTCACCCGGATTCTCCCCTTCCAGTGCCCCCATTCCCAGCTCACTCCGCACCTCGTCCACCGTCATTATCCCGTTCCGCACCAATATCTCATACCGTTGCGCATCTTCCATGTCCGTCGTTATGTCCAGTCCGTGCAGGTGCAGCTCCGGGTTCAGCCCCGTCTCTTTCTCTATCAGTCCGTTTATCCGGCTCTCCAGCCACCGCTGACTCGGGGCGCAGTCTGTGTCCCGGAATACCTGTAGCTGGCCTGTTATTTCACCACCCCCGCCCAGGCTGCCGCTCGTCATTATCCCCACTATTCTCGGCGGTATCCCATGCACGTTGATTATCTCGTCCCGTCCCTGATCCTTCGTCGCTACAAAACTCCCCTCTTTCACCGTCTGCAACGGCTGCAGCTTCACCTTTACGTTCGGGTCACTCACCGGGATGAACAGCATCTTGTGACTGTTGGCCACCCCCTTAAAATTGTCCGCCAGGTACTCCTCTATCTCCTTGATGCTCTCCTCGCTCAAATCCCCGCCTTCCACCATCAACGCAAAGTCCGGCGTCGCATTATTCGAAAAAAAGTTCAGGTTATAGCTCTTCACCTGCTTCACGATTGCCATCGTGTCCAGTATCCCCGTATAGTCCACCTCGCCATAATAGGTGTTTCCCGGGCTGTATTTGCAAAAATGGATGATCTCATGCAGAGGACGCCCCTGCTCGTCAATTTCGTCTCTTTTAGCCCCGTAATAGCCAAACTTCTGCTTCTTCCCGTCCGGCATGATCTGCCACACATAATCCCGGTCCTTACCCACATACATGTAGGTCGCCGGAATGTGATAGATGGAGCTCAGTTTCCCGCCCAAACGCACCAGTTCCAGATATCCGTTCGCAAATGTTTCCAAATCCCATTGCAGCTTGATTAGTATGTCGCTCCAACTCTCCCGCTCGTTCGGTTGCTTAATCAATGGCTGCTTATCTGCCTGCTCGTTCTTCCAGTTATGTCCCAATCCCGCCACACAAGTCGCTTTCTTTGTCAGACACCGCTTGTGCAGACCGTCTGCCCTGGCAAACTCCCACAATCCGTCAAACGGCACCGGCTGTGCTATCGCTCCCACTTCCCGCATCGTCGTTGTTACCGTGTCATTCTGGGCATAACTCTCCAGTCCCGTCACTTTCTTAAATACCTTTACTTGCATCTTTACCATTTATCTTCTCCCGATTATTCTCGCGTTTACTGTGTGTTTCCTGGCATCCAGCACTATTATCCCGCTCCCGAAGGCATCCGCCGGATCATCAAACTCGATGTCCGGATACATGATTAAATTATCCACAATGTCCTGCACATCCGTATTGCCTTTTACTGCATACACTCTGCCCGTTTCTGCCAATGGACTGGCGCTCTCGATCCTGTCCTCTTTGTTCATCTTGTTATACCAGGCTTTGATCGGTATGTTATATTGCTTCCGCACCATCGCTTCTTTCAGGTATTTCCCAATTATGTCCGCCTGCCCGTAATTCCCTTCATAATATACACAACCCACCGGCCACCGCTTATATAACTCTATCAGTCCATCAAAAAAACCCTCCAGGCTCATCTGCCGGCTGATTGCATCAAATAAAAAATATCCATACTTGCTTTTACCCAGCACCACCGCTACCTTTTTATTACTCCCCGGGCTCTTGGCTGTCTTCTTCTTTTTCCCGTAACTCGGGTCGATGTATATGATCCGCCGCTCCATCCCTTCCCATAATGCCATAGCTTCCTGCTGGCTGAACCGGTTAAACCACCCCTCTTGGAAATACACTCCCTCTTCCACGGGATTCTGCAGCCATTCCCGCTCAAAGATGATTTTACCTACCTTCTTGCGCTTCAGCTCATAATATGCCCGGTCATAACGCTCCTTCCACAGTATCTCCCACTCCCCGTCAGGCTTTACCCTATAAGCTGCTTTCTTGATATATCTGATTTCCCGCTCCGGCTTCTCGCTCTCTTTTTCCAACTGTGCAATGGCGCTTGTCTTACGTAATATGTTCCCCGTCCAGAATAGCGTCCCGTCTGAGCTTAATCCGCCATACGCCTCCCCCAGCACCCATTCCAGCTTCTCCTTCTCCAATAGTTCATTCCGGCTGCTCCTGAGGCTGCTGATGTCATCCACCCGGATCAGGTCCGGACGGTATGGTCCATATATCCGCCCTCGGATTTTCTGACCATAGCCCAAGGCCAAAGTCTTCACCCCGTTGCAGATAAAGTCTTCCTCAGACCAGTTCGTCCCCGCCTTGCAGGTATTGCCGAAATCCTTCATGACCCGGACATTGCTGCTAAACTGCTCCCGCACATTCAGATTCATCTCTATCGCCAAATCTTCCGTCTCACTCACGTTGATGATATAATGCCGCTTCCGGTTGATTATGCTCCATAGCTCATAAGCTATGCTCCATCTTACGGTTTTAGCGTCTTCCCGCGGACCCACATAAGCGATTATGTCGCTTTGCTTCTCCTCCAGATATCTGTCTATCTCCTTGTGGTGCTCGCCGCTCGGACTGGTAAAGTAATTGGGTAGGTATTGCCGGCAAAAATACTCAAAGTCCACCCGGCTTTTCTGGATTCTCGCCCGCTGACGCTCCGGTGTATCGTTCGCAAACTCACTGATCTCCCGGCTCAGGATCTCCCGTATCTCTTCAATCTTCCGTTCCAGCTCCAGCTTCGTCATCCTAATCTACTCCTTCCTGTCATCCCCGTGAAAAACCTTGTCATTCCCGTGAAAAACCCTGTCATTCCCGTGAAAAATCCTGTCATTCCCGCGAAGGCGGGAATCCATTCCACTTTATGTCGTCCTCGGCCTGATCGGGGACCCAGTCCGCTTAATTTCACTTCTCTTCCCTGCTCAATAACTCATTGATGTAGTCCGTGATGTAATCATTCATCAACTGTGCTGCCTTCTCGTCTTTGTTTTTGATGAATATGGCAAACCCCTTCAATCCCTCTATTACATTCGGAACATAGTCAGACCGCTTGTCCAGGCTCTTGATGCTGTTGATTACTTTGCAGATTGCATCGGCATTACCGGCGTTCGGCTCCTTCTTAAATTTCTTCACCAGGTCAGGTATCATTGTCCGCAGCTCCGCCGCAGAAGCTCTGGCGCTTTTCATGCTTTTATCTCTTAGCTTGTCCAGCTCGTTTTTCTTAATCAACCGGTAGACTGAACTCGTCGGCAGACCCGTTACTGCGCATATCTCTTTAACGCTCTTGCCGATTATATACAACTCCTCTGCCTTTGCCAGTAACTGTGCTTTGTTAACTGCTTTTTTCATTGCCCTATTTCCTTTAATCCCATTGGATCCGCTATATTCTCATCCATATATCTGTTCAATTCACTGCCCCATATCCGCAACTGACCTCGTACTTTGACTGCCTTTATTTCATTGTTATCTATCATCCTATATACCGTCCGCTTGTTTATCTGCATCTTTTTTGCCACCTCATCCGGCCTGTACATCCTGGTCTCATCGAACATATTGTCCTTTCTCCATTTCTCTTTCGCTTTTATTTTAATGTCAAATCCAACTGTCGCTTCCTGTCACTCTTTCGCTTCCAGCCATCCCACCAGCTCCACCATTGACTGGGCTTGAGCATCTACCTCGTTATCCTTGCTGATTAACCGGTAAACCACCACTCTATCTCTCTTTTTACCGCTATGCCCGATTCCGGGCTCTGGTGCGGAAGTGGTCATTATCCGTTCTTGGGTCTTTGGGTTATGCCAGTTCCGCCGCCCAAACGCTGTCGGCTCAAAGCCCAGCCGTTTCAGTCTCTGCTCGATGCTGTCCGGGTCCTTATGTTTCCCTGTTCTGCACATTCTCCACTCCCTGCACTGCCGGTGTCAGAATCGCGTTATTTATGTCATTCCCAACCCACGCTGTGTCATTCCCGACCTGATCGGGAATCCATTCCTCTTTCTTTCCTTTTTCTTCCTTTTCAATCCGTAGCGCTCCCTTGGCTATGCCGGTTATAACACTTCGTAATTCATCATTCGTAATTAATGGCATTTCCACCCTCGCCACCACGCCCAGCTCCCTATATACATTAGGATAGACAGCCCGCAGCTTGGTCCGGTACCACTCTAGCTCATTAAACAGCTTAGCGCTCTTCCACACCTCTTTCTTCAGCAGAATCTCCGTCTCACCTTTATCCATTATCAGTTTACTTTTATCTTCGCTTTGCAGTTTAACGGTCTTCTGCAGTTCCAATATCTGCTTTACCAGCATCTTCTCCTGCATGATCTGCCCATTATAGCCTTCCTTATACTGCTTCAGCAGCATCAGCACCAGCAGCAGTACCACTGTCACTGCTGCCGCATATACAGCCAAACATCCGATTATCTGTAAATGGCTCATCCTTCCTCCCCTTAGCAATCAATGCGGCCACAATATAGCGCAGCTTTTAAGCTTATCTATATAATGCTTTGAATAATAGCCGTCCTTTATATCATCGGGATGAATATACTCCATTTCTTTTAGATCAAACTTTGCCATTTCAATTTCTGCAAGCTCACTATATCCATTACCTTCTTCACCTTTGGCCATCACAACAATTCCATCAGGATCACACTTCTGCAGTTTTTCTATCAAATCTTTAACTCTCATAATTTCCTTTCCTTCGTGTTCTTTGCGCCCTTTGCCTCTTTGCGCCTTTGCGTTAATAAATCCAATTTCAATTTCTCCGCGCCTTTGCGTTGACATTAAAACTCAAAGAAGTTCACCCGTATCCCATTCATTTTGCCGGCTTCGTCTGCTTCCTTGAATCTAATATATCTCTTACTGCCGGTTATCTGCTCAGCTTCGTTGATCAGCTCCATAGCTTCCTGCCAGCGTGGCTCGTTTGGGAAATCAAACTTCTTAAGCTGCAGTAGTCTCTGTTGATCTACCTTGCCCTTTGCGTCAATCCGCAGGGCTGCCTTGGCTATGTCGGCTATTTGGGCAAACGTCTTTCGCAGTGCCGGGTCTTTGACCAGGGACAGCTTCTCTTCTATCCATTCCCGGATGATTTCACCGGCTACGTTGAGTTGCTCGCTATAGCTCTTGATTTGTTTGATATCCACTTCCACCTGCATCGTCCCGTCAAAACTGCGCAGTATTGTGCTGCCCTGCCAGTCCGTATCATGGTCTGCAGCGCTGTCATTCAGATAGTTCTCCACGATTCCGGCAATCCTTTGCTGGGTTGCTTCTACAAATCCGCTCAGCTTCTTAGCTTCCGCTATCGCTCTGCGGACCACCATTTCCCGCTTGACTATGTCTTCTTTCAGATGTCCCACCTGGAACATCTGCCCGTTCGGACCCTGAATTGTGTCCGTTGCCTTAAGTTTCATTTTTGCCATCGGTTATCTCCTTTGCATTGTAGTTTTTTATTTTACAATATTTATCAAATGACCATTTATCAAACAGATCCCTTTGTGCTGTCCATGAAGCCAATAAGATATATTTTTTTTCCGCTCTGATTGTTTCATACCTCATTAAGAATACTCTTTGGTTGCGACTTTTTAAGTAATTGCATCTTCTTAAATCTTCTGTGAAAGATGTGTTATACCCGCTTAATACATACCATACATTATAATTAAGTGAATATTTATTTAATAAATCTATTGCCTTATGCACAGATTCATATTGTTCGGGTGAATCAAATGCAAACCGCCAGTATTTATGTGGCATTTGCTTTAGATAATGGCAGATTTCTTCTGTTAATAATCTATGATCAAGCCCCTGATTAAAATCTAATTGTATTTTATTCTTTATAGCATAGTTAGCTGTTTCTATAAATGCCTTACGGTTAAAAAGAATATTATTATCCAATAATATAACTTTCCGGCTTTTCTTATCCCATATCTCTTCTAAAGCTGCAACTTGATGAACTTTCCCTTCTTTTTTGCGCACAATACAAAAAGAACAATCTCTGTTGCATCCCCTCGTTATAAAACCTAAATTTATTTGTGGATTAAGGCTTTCGATAGCATTAGGAAGTTTTGATAAAATTGAATAGCCAGGTCCACCAACCTCAGCTCCATATTCAGCCCATTCATCCGCTATTTCTTTATTTTTAGTAAAGACGCAACTCGCATATATTTTATCCACTACGTGTCGCATAAAAGGCAAATCATAATAGAACTCATCATTCAATTTCTTATGATAGAGTTTAATCTTTTCTAAAGCCAGATTGGGGATTACCGAATCTATATTAATTATCATCACTCTCATTTTGCTCTTTGTGTTCCTTTGTGCCTTTGTGGTAAAACATACCTTACTCCTCCCACACAGGCAGCGGGCAATCAAACCGTATCCCGTCATTTGCCATTTCTTCTTTTATGTTTGGATTAACCTGAATCTCTCTCCACTCGCCGGTACCATCTTGTACCTTTCTGGTCTGCTTTAACAACGGGCATACATAACCGGAACTGAATACCCCGCCGCTCTGATATCTTTTAACATTCTTGGCTGGACAGTCCTTGCAGCCTGCTACCTTTATCCTGCCCACCTTAAAGTCATAACACCTATATACTCTCATACCTTACACCTTCGCTGTCGCCCCTGCTTCTTTCTTCCCCGCATATCCTTTCAGTATATTGATTATCCCCCTCTTCTCATACTCCGTCAGAGCGTTCCAGTGCGTCGCCTTGCATCTGCGCATGATTAGCTGTCTCAATCTCATCCAGTCCCAGCCAGCCTGTTTAA